GTCCCGTGCCTCCCGGTGCAGGAAGATACCGGCGGAAACGCCCGAGTTGTCCCAGGCCGTGGGAACAAACTGTGTAGCCATGGAAAAGCCCAGGCGTATTTTTCCTTCCCCGGCGTCGTTGCCTTCTTCGTCCCGCGGGATCTCCACCCATTCCCGGATGGCGCCGCCGCCCAGGGCATAAGCCTTTTCCAGCAGGTCGCCGAAGGAAACGCCAAACCGGTTATCTTCCAGGACATGCTGCAGGAAGTCGTTTAGCGGGTCATCTTCTTTCCCTTCGCTGCCGTCCTGGGTGGCGGTCAGGGTGCACCTCTCGTTCCATGTGTAGCGGGCCATCTGAGAGCATGCCATTTTGCCCGCGTTCATGGTGGCCATGGTGCGCGTTTTGCCTTTGGGTTCTGCAAGGGTTTTCCTGGGCACCTCATGCCATGCTTTGTAAAAGCCCTTGTAGATGGCTTGCCACACCAAAATGAAAAGGGTGTAATACTCCCGAAAAGCGGGCACCCCGTCCAGTTCGAAAACGTCTTTCTTGAAAAGGTCCGCGCTTTCCATTGCTCTACTCACCCTGTTCTTTACTCTGTCGAAAAAGTTCATAGGCCTATATCTCCTTTACAGGCCCCATAGGCCATAATTTTTCAGGAAATGATTGTCGGCATACCTGCAACTATCCATACAATGGTTATACGCGTCCACGGGGTCGCCGTGGTCGTTCACGCAGTATAAACCGGCTTCCTTCACGAACGGCTCCGTCCCATAGCGCTCATCCTCAACCAGGTAAAAGCGGCCGTCGTTTATGCTTGTCTGCATCATCTCGACACCCACCTTCAGGCCCTTTGTCGCGCCACGGATATCATGCGCGTTATTGTCCGCGCCTTCCGTGAGTAGCCCGAACTTCTCAATTTCAAGCCGAAGCGCCTTACAGGCCGGGTCTATGTAGATCGCCGTTTCCCGGATCTGGTACTTATGCCGCATGTAGGGGAGGAATTCCCCCGTTATGTGCTTTGCCTGATCAGACATGGCCATTTGCGCCCCGTCGTAGTACCAGATCCCGACACAATAAAGCGTGTACTGTTTCCGGCCAGGCGCGTACCGGTCCCCCGGATAGCCGACAATCCAAAAGTTTATTGATGTGGCGTCCGTGGTGCCGCCGTCACCGGACACAAAAGCCTCCACAATGTTCAGCTCGTCCGGCAGCTTTGCCAGGATATGCCGGGACGGGTCAAACATCCAGTAGATCACGCCTTCAGGGATCACGCGTTCACCCAGCCAGTCACGCTTGTACAGGAAAGGACTCTTCCTGCAGGCCGCTTCGATCTCTTCCAGGCGCTGAGGCGTCAGCACTGGATTATCCTTGCAGGTCCAGTGAAGGAAGCGGCAGTCCTGGATTTCGAGGACATTCTTAATCACCGGATCAGCAGGCGATGGGGGGTTCAGATCCGCGATATGCCAGCGATCCTTCGCAGCGTATGTTCGTCGGAAGCATTCTTGGATCATCGAATCATGGAGCAGATTAATCTCGCAGAAGAAAACGGATCCAAGCGACATGCCTGTGATCGCTTTGTGGCTGTCTGCCTTGCCTCCACCTTTCCAGTAGACTTTCTTGTCGCCGGAGGGCAGATGGATCAGCAGGTGGGCGCCTGTATCATCGTGGGACACCTTGCTGCAGCCTTCGAAGATGTGCATCAGGCCGAAGCCGTCACCGTCCATAACCAACCGGAAAGCCTGCTCGGCGGAGTACCCGACAACCAGATGCAGACTGTCTCTGCTCCGGATCAGATGCCTGGCAAAACGCATACAGCCTGCTGTCGTCTTTCCGGATCGGGGAGTCCCTTCGTTCCAGTCCAGCATGTGATCGAAAGGCGCCATGATCAGCTCTTCCTGCTTTCCACTCCACTCAATCATGGTGCTTCCTCTCCAGATCAATCAGAGACTGCAGCAGCTCGTTGTTCTTCGTCGCATCAGCATTGTCGACTTTAGTGGAGTATCCGAACTTGCTCATCCAGAGAGCGGAAAGCTGAGAAGGAATCGTTCCGGATTCAAACTTAGACCGGACGTCATACTCGCACTCCTCACGCATGCGCGAGACAATGTCGGAAAACTTCGGGTCCTTCGCATACGTGTCATAAAAAGTCTGCCGAAGAATCCCGACAAACACACAGAATCCTTCGATTGTGTAAGAGATCGGTTTCCGGACTTCAGAACTGATGAATTCGCTGTTTTTTGAGCTGAATTCGGTCAAAACTGTCGTATTGTTGTCACATTTCTGTTTGTATTCCTCCCAGAGCTGTTCCATCTGAGCAACTGAGCGGATTTTTCGCGGCCTTCCCATTGGTCCAGCTCCTTTCGTACGAAATTAAAAAGAGAACGCGGCTTTTACGTTCTCTTTTGACAATGGAGGTGTAGCAACATGCCCATTAGCATATCTTGCTGATACCATTATACTCATTAAAAAGTGACATACAATGACATGATTTTGCTGACAGCTTGTAAAGCTTCGCCATGCAACCTGAGGATATGCCTTGTGCAGTATCCCATCGCCTCAGCTGTCTGCTCCCAGTTGAGCAGTTTTATGTAATGCAGAAGCAGAAGCTGCTGCAGATGGTTTTCCGGATCCGGTACTGCCATGATGACATTGGTGATCTCTTTGAGCGTCCTGGCCACATCTGCCTTGGCCCTGATCAGTAATTGCTCAGTGTCTGCAATGGCAGCGGCTGCTTCTGCGATAGGATCATGGACTTTCGCCGAGCTCTGGACCTTATCAGGGTCAAGAGAGACGGTAATATTCATCGCCATCTCGCGAATCGTCTCAATGCTTTCTTGGAGTATTTTGTATTTCTGCACATCCGTTTTGTATTGCCGTAGAAACTGTTTCGCCTGATTCGTGTCATATTTCTTGTTTTCCATCGACTGCTATTTCCTCAACCGCATCGCCCACCGCTCCAACTTATAGCAGGCGATGGGATTTATCTTTTTGTCGAAGTCGATCTGCATCACTGTCAAGCACGCCGTCACGTCTGCGATTTCCTCATACACCTTATCGATGCATTCGCTCATGTTCATAGGCGACGGGCTTTCACCGATGGCGATGCGAGTGGCCTTTGCGGCCGCTGCAGCCAACTCTGCCGCTTCTTCGGTCAGCTGAAGCAAGCGCCCGGAGATTGTGGTCTTTTCTCTGATGAGCTGGACGCATTCCCGGAGACCTTCCAGGTCGTCTGATGCCTCATCGTAATAATCTTTTTCGAATTGCAATATTTATTCCTCCTCTATGATACTGTCTCTCCCTGCCAGCTGACAGGTGCCGTCAACGGGATCCTCGCCAGGGTCCGCGGAATATGGCAAGCAACGCTCGATTGCCTTGAAGATCTCGCAGCGCTTCACGTCTTTGCCCTTCCGGCAACAGATCAGGCATTCCTCGCGCACCAGGATATTCATGAGGTTAACGAAAGCATCGTCTGTCATCCACACCACATGCGGGACATGGTCAACGGCAGGCGGACCAACGTATACGCGTGTCGTTACCGTCCTCACTTCCTGCTGAAGGACCAACAGACGCGGGATCGGGATGGTGCTCATCAGGTCACCCATCACCTTGTCCAGCTTTTTCGATGCCAGCCGGAAGTCGCGATACGCCCCTGGCACAGCACGCAGCCGTTCCTTAAGGGCGTCCTCGAAGCGAACCAGGCCCGTGGCGCTGGCCATCACCTGCAGCAGCGCTGTGTGTTCCTTGCCTGACAGCTTGTACTTTCCTCGTTCGTTTTCATCCTCGTATAGCATGGTTATTCCTGCCTTTCCTCACCACCGCATATAAATACAGTCTATCGGCACATCGGCGTTCCAACTGCCGCCCAGACCACCCCAGTTGTCAGCATTGAAATATTCGACAACTGATTGCAGACATTTGATTGCACTGCCAACAGTTCCCCAACCATTATCCGGTTCCAATTTTTTATATTTCTGCGGATGCAATGTCAGTTCAGTAATCCCATGTTGGATTTTTGGCAGAACCTCGGTAATCTTGTACCATTCGCCCTGCTGGTAATCCCAGTCCATGCTCTGCACGAAAATGTCCCGCAGATTGTACGTTGGGCTGTCATACTCAGGGCTTCCGATCACGGCATAACAGTCGTCTGCCCCGGCAACTTTGACGCCGAACCTGATATCATAGCTCATTCCATTTCACCATCCTTCCGCAATTCGGGCAGTACCGATCTGTAGCACGCAGCCCTGCGCCGCATCTGCTGCAGTCGTAATCGTTGTATCCTTCCTTGAACGGTTTCACAGGTTCCTGCTCTTTCAGCAGGGCGAGAGCAAATCTTGCCATCGTCACACCGCAATTCGGCTCACTGTTGTTCCTTGGCGAAAACGGGCATTTCATGAACTTTTCACCAATGCACGGTTTCCCATTGGCGCAAAGTTCAAACCCGCTAATCTTCTCCCTGTCAGGCATCCCGATCATTTCCCCGCCTCCTTCTTCTTGTACTGAAATCCGTCCAGCATCAGAGCGGTACGCAGCTCCTCGATGTTCTGGCTATTCGATTTGCGCATCCTGTGATTCTTGTAGTTCAGCACCTGCTGGATCTGTTCGTAAGTGATGCCCTGAATCGGTTCATCCTTTGTCCCCATCATCCCCAGGTTCTTGCGCCGATGCCGGATTGTCGATTTGGCTAGACCGGTGGCTGCAGCTATTTCGTTGTCCGTAAATGTCTTTTTCTTATTGATTGCCATTTCTGATTTCCTCTTTTGCTGCTCGGTTCTCCCGAACAATCTGTCCCAGCTCTTCCAAAATCCACTCGTGCGGAATTGTCGAAAAGTATTCCACGATCGTGCTTCCAGTGGCGGTATTATAAGAAGCGTGCTGTTTCAGAATCTGTCCTTTATCGATCATCTCTTTGTACGCTGCCAAATGTGTAGCCGGGATTCTCGACGGAAAATAATCAACACATTTGATATACGGTTTAACTTTCATTTCGCTCATCGTCATACTTCTCTATGCTTATGTTTTCGTAAACAATCGTAATTCCTGGATTATCGCTCCAGATCTTCGTCACCAGCTCCGTACACACCCGGCTGTCATCCACCCAGTATCCCAGGCGTGTCATGACATCTTTCAGCGCTTTCTGAAGGTTATCCGTGTCCGGTTTGGTGATCTTCCATTCATTATGCTTATGACTTTTTCCTTTCGGAAATCTCCACAGCACCAGCAGCCTAATCGGGCCATCCATCGGTTCATCTGGGGCGAACGGTTTCAGTGCTTTGGTTAACACTTTAAAAGTCTCTTTCGCGCCCTTGCTCTTATAGTGCATCATCTTTCCGCCGACGTAGGCAACTTTGTTTTCCTGGCTGGTTGCAGTCGGAGGGTCCATTCTCAACTCAATCCGCATCTGGAAAATCCTTTCTCAGTTCCTTATCTCCGGAGAGGAGAGGAAGCGCGCTCTTTAAGCGCTTCCCTCCCTCCAGGAAGGAACACAGTCACATTAGGAAGGAAATCTCTCTATATAAACTGAGATTTCCGCTTTTTTCCGCTTTTTGAATCACTGCTCAATCTGCTTCAGCCAGTCGCGAATCGTCCGTTCGGTGACCCCGAATTCCTGAGCGTACTCTTTTTGTGTCTTCCGTTTTCCGCCGAATTCCTCGTCACGTTTGAGTGCTTCTGTGAACTTCTGGATATTGGTTGCCCGTTTGATCTTGTTCGACAGTGTTCCTATCTCCCTACCATTCTCCATGCTACGCTCGTTTTCTTCCAGGTTCGCGTCTGTGAGGATTCCGCACTCGTCTTTGATGTGCAGCGGATAGCTGAAAAACAGATTTATGGGTTCGATCCTCTGAAACTCTCGCAGTGTCGCATCCATCCGCCAGGCTGTCACAGCTTCACCGTATTCGCTTTTTATTTCGTCTATCCGTTCCTCGGGAATCCTCAGCTGAATCATGTCCAGTAAAGCGTCTGCATCTCTTGCGAATACTCCACTGCCGGAAGCTCTGTCCATCGAAGATTTCGCACCCTGGGCACCTTTGCTGTGATGATGTGCATAGATCACAGACGCGCCAGTGTTCGCCAGCTTGTCGATGGCATTGCAGAACCGGCTTACCTGTTCCGCTGCATTCTCGTCCCCGATACCCAGCTTATAAGTCGGGTCCAGGATGATCGCTGTATAGGGTTTCACGTTCACGGTACGCAGTATCTGAGGAATCAGCTTTTCCAGGGCTTCGGTGCGGCCCCTCAGATGCACAATGTCGATGTTTTCAGGATGAATCTTTTCAACCTTTATTCCTTCCTTCATTTCCTGATAAACCCGTTTCATGCGATCGTCAAAGCTCGCCTCGTCCAGCTCCATATTCAGATAAAGCACCCGGCCCTGTTTGCATCTGAATCCGATCCAGCGCCATCCTTCCGCTATGGCTATCGCTAACTCGATCAGGCAGAACGTTTTTCCGGCCTTGCTCGATGACACTAGAAGCATCTTGTGACCTTGACGCAAGATTCCGGCAATCAGTTCCGGCTTTACCGGCGGCATGTTGTCCCAGATCGCGCCCAGGTTGACCACCGGCAGCGGCTCCACCATCTCATCCTCGATCCAGTGTTGCCATTCTACCCAGTCGTTTTTACCCATGTTCCGGTCAACGATGTATTGCAGTTTTCCGTTGCGGATAAAGCCAGGGAACCGACTCAGCCTTGACGGGTTCTTATCCTGAGTGTCCACGATCAGACCGTGCTTCCGGCAGACCGTATAAAGGTAATCAACGCGTTCCTGATACTGCTTGTAATCCACCGCACCGATATGGACGATTGCATGCAGCGACTTCCCACCGCTGTGCACCAGCATCTTGATCGGGAGCTGCAGATCCTGAAGGATAGCGTACTGTGTATCAATGTCCTGGCTGTCACTTTCAACCAAAGCATAACGGTATGCCGTCACGTTCTTGTTGTTTCTACCGGTGCCGTCCATCGGATTGAAACAAATCCAGACGCCTGCATCCGCGTTGGTCGTTCCAAACGTGTCAGAAATATCTGTATGCTCCTGGACGCTGTCGATTAACTGCTTTGCGGTTCGCGAATTGTTATGTCCGTACGGCTTCCATTTGTTATCTTCATCCTGATACGCATTGATGACATAGCAAACCTTTTCGTCTGGTTCGTAGATCGCGTTCAGGTAATCGATGATATCTTTGGCTGCCGAATATGATCCGACGCTGGGAGGAGGCGGAAGCTGTTTCGTCTCATCATGATGCCATCCGCTGGTATCAACTGGTTCACCGTCTACCGTGATCATGTCATCCCAGCCATAAACCTTCATGTTGTTTGACGGCTTCCATCCGTTTTCTTTGGCCATATGGTAAATGGTGCCCATCGTCACCTTTTCACTGGAATTACCAAATGTTCGCCATTTCTTGTCACATTCACCATCATGATACCGTTGGGTATCCGATCTGCTCCATTCGTCCCAAATTGAACAGGGCAGGCCCTCCTGGTGGAGGGCCATTCCTACATCTACCCATTCCTGATAGCTCAGCGACTTGCATGGAATATGATTCAACAATTCCCTTATTGTCGTTTGATCTATCATTATTCAGGACTCCAATTCCACATATCGGTCAGTTTGTTGTTGTCCGGGATTTCCGGGGGTTCCGGGTAAACAGGCGTAAATTGGTGGTTGTTTGCCTCTATTGCTTCCTGGACAAATTGCAAACCCGAATAAAGATTCAGTTTAGTAAGCGTAAACTCCCCGGCGTTATTTTTAGCGAGCCAAATCATATCTTTTTCATCGGCTCCATGAATGTATCTGCCGGAATAAAAGAAGTTACCAGAAGTGTCATGATCATCTCTTAACCAATGAATGTCAGCTACCGGCTTGCGAACAACAAGGATGTTATAACCTTTTTCATACAGTTTTTGCAGTTTAATCAAATCAATAGGTTTTACATCTTCATAATTGCGATTCTTGACCTCGATAATTAGACCGTCAAGATTCTTACAATGAAGTGTAAAATCAGGCAAAATTGATAAGGCATCAGATAAAGGATGCCGCTTTTCATCTTTTACCCATTTGGTCAGGTTGATCAGATCCATAAAGTAAGCGACTCTTGCTTCACCAGTAAACATTTTAAATTCGCCGCGTTTATTCGTATATATAACTTCTCTAGACTCTTTCTTTTCGTAATACGGCATTTAAAATTTCCCTTTCGTAAACTCCTTTTTCGGTGCCTGCTCTTCTTTGTCAAAGAACCGGTCAATCTTGTTGATCTTCATCTCATCGCCGTTCTTCCCCTTGTAGGTATCCACATAGATCTTGCACCGGCCAGTCTCGCCCACAGCGTTATCACTCAGCTTCCGCCAGGCGATCGGTTCACCGTGCTTCTTCAGACCGACGGAACGGAGGAACGCTGCAGCCTTCCATTCAGTCTTTTCGCACAGGTACAGGTTTTCAACGCAAAGCGATGATCCCAGATCGCCGCCATCCACGCGAATGAATACCTTTGCCAGGTGACAGGGCGGGAGCTTGTCGCTTCCGTCATAATAGGCCTTTTCCACCTTGATGACTTCAAACGGATAGTTTCCTTCAGGAAGCAGTACACTTTCGTAGCTTTCTTGACCATCGTTTGTGATCTCATCGTCCCAGTCGTAAGTCTTCATCTGTTCAGCCATTTTATATAGCTCCTTCCAATGTATTTATTAGAATGGCAGATCATTCATTTTTGTCTGACACAGGCCGCACACGGCGGAATCCCATGCTTCGATCAGACAGCCATCAATGAATTCGCCATCATAATCACGGGGGAAGATATACCCATCGTAATATCCCTTTTCAGCGACAACGGCCATCAGTGTGCCCGGATCAGTGATACCGGCAGCGCACATTTTGGTCCACAGCTCTTTCAGAAGTTTGTCCTTGTCGGGATCCTCGCTGATCATGGATTCGGGACGGTCTGGGACTGCATCCGTTTTCTTCTGTTTGGGCTTTGCTTTCTTAACAGAAACAGCAGCGGGTTCCTTCTCTTCCGGCGGGTCTTCTTCTTTCGTCACCGGCAGTGATCCTCTGTCAGGAATCAGGTGGGCGATTGCCTGGAAGTCAAAAGGCAGTTCATAGTCCAGTCCGAACCGGTTTTTAGCATCCCAACATGCGTTGTGCTGCGTGTACATGATCCGCTTCTGGCCACCGCGTCCCTTCATTTTTCCGTCAGGGCTTTTGATTACATCCGTCCGATAGTTCGCGAACAGAACCATATCCGCCCATTCCTTAATCAGAGGTGCAACATTTTTTTCGTTCAGCTTCAGTGACCATCTGTCATAGCTGCCCATTTCGTCAGGCTGTTCGAACTTACGAAGGAATGCGTGCGCTGTGATCACAACGTTGATGCCTTTTTCTGTAAGCTGACTCAGCTTGTCCAGGAGCTTCTGAAACACAGCTTTCAGGTAAACGTAACCTTTGCCATAGCCAGGCGTTTCGATGCTGTCCCATCCGCGAACGTCACCGCTCTTGTTGATGGGTTCTTCCTGGCACACATAGCGGATGCCCAGGCGTTCCGCCCAGTCTGCCGTATCAAGGACAAATGTACCGACTTCATCAGGATGCTCCATCGTCCAGTCGATGGCCTCATAGATGTCTGTCCATTTGGTGGGCCTGTCGAAACGAGCCACGTCCATGTGTGTGGTAGATCCTTCCGTGTCGCAGAACACAGCGCCAGGGAAACAGCTGGCGAACGTGCTCTTTCCGATTCCTTCCGGGCCGTATACTACGATCTTCAAAGCTCCCGGAATCTTTCCCTTACTGATCTTCATTCAATCACTCCTTTTTTACTCGTTGACGCGTTCCCCTTCCGAATCATACACAGGCAGAAGGAAAAGCAACTTGTTCAGTTCTTCCATACAGGAGAAACATACGTCTCTTGCAATGTACTTATAAGGTTCACAGTGGGGACCTGCCTGAAACCGGAGATCTTCGTTGTGAATCATCACCCTGACGTTGAACATTGTTCCTTCCTTTACTTTTTTGCATACATCGCATTTGTAAACCTGCATTTACTTCACCTCAAACGTATCCGGCTTTACCTCCGTGTGCACACCTTCCACAAGTTCGCCGGTGTCCTTGATGGCCACGTCGCCGTTCGGCATGGCCACGGTCAGCTTCTTCAGTTCGCCCCATTTCGGGCTGACTTCCGTCTTCACGAATTCGTTGCGCCCGGTTTCCTGCAGCCATGCAAGCAGCTTGTCATCGTCGCGGACGTACTCGATAGCCCCATGCTTTACGGTGAGGGTACCGGAAGGCAGCTTATAGGACGTCGTGGTCTTCGTCTCTTTGGCCAGGCCGTCAGCGCTCAGGCCCGTCAGGTACTCACGCAGATACCCGCGGAAGCGCTCGATCCGGCGGCCCTGGACGGCCTTGACCTTTTCCATCTGGGTCTTGTAATGCGCTTCCCATTTCTTGACGATGCCCTCCGCCTCACGGATCTGCTGGATGCACCATTCGGCATCCCCGTCGTCAGTGACGTGCCAGGCTTCGTCAGTTCCAAACACTTCATCATCATCTTCGTCTTCCAGGATGCCGGGCACCCTGTTTTCCAGTTCGCTCATTCGTCTTCTCCTTCCTCGCTGTCATCGATCTGACAGAGCGACCACATATCAATTCCAGTCGTAACCACGGCGGCATCGCCGAAGCGCTCAGCTACCTTTGTCACGGCCATATCCTCGGCCATCAAGCGGGCATCTGCCAGCGTGGGCGCGGTGACGATTACCTGCACCTCAACCGACGGCCCATCCATGGGAAACAATTCGAAGTCCGCTACCCAGCGGCGTGCCGGTTTGGTATGACGGCACCAGGGAAATGAAAATGCCATACGGTTACCTCCCCTTCGCGAACCAGGGCGTCATCAGGGCCTCCTGAACATCCGGCTTGCTGTCCCAGAAGCGCATCTGCGTGTCCTTTTCGTAGTCCCAGGAGCGCCCGATTACTACACGGGTACCTACTGACGCCATGCCCTTGACCATTCCATGGTCCGTCACGACCTCGAATTTGCGCGGATCACCGTCATCCATGACGCTTTCCGCCCAAACATGCGTTCCAGGCTTGAGGGCAACGTATTCCTCTTTGTTCAACAGTTTTGCCATTCAGTCATTCACCTCTTCTAGATATTCCGTCCGAATCCATCCGCGGTCCGTCAAACACCATTCCGCGGATTCAATGGTCACCTGCACGGTGCTTCCTGCTTTGGCCCATGTCTTCCGAGCGCCGTTTACGCGTTTGTACACGGCCACCCTTCCGGACGCACGTATTGCCGCTTTTTTCGCCGTTTTAGCCGGCTCTGAGTTAATCAGGTAGTTACTGCACACCCAACCGTGCCCGCGCTCTGTGAGGCCAGAAACGCGGTACCACAGCGTCCCTGATCCGTCCCGTTCGCTTCCGGTGACTTCCACCGAATCCCCAAAGTCCAGGCGGCCGCCCACCTTTGCCTTGGTGGACGGCGCTTCCCTGACGTTGACATAAGTATCAGAGCTGATGCACCACATTGTCACCGGCTCCTCAGCCTGGGCGGCTCTGAGCATGAGCAGGACGGCAGCCAGGGCGAGGATCACGACGGCCCATGCTATCAGATGCCGCTTCATTCTTCATCCTCCACGACTACAATGTTTTCAGAGTCTGAGCTGTCACCCATAAAGACATCGATGTTCTGCTTGATGGTGTCCAACACCATCGCAAAGAAGATTTCTGCCTCTTCCGGTCCAACTGCAGTCTTTACGGAGTTGTAGATCCCATGCAGGATATTGATAGTGTTCTGTACGATTTCTTCCCGGCCGTGCGCCTGTATTTTGATGGTTGTTTCCGTCTTGTCGCTCTTAGCCTCAATCATTCCGTCAATCCCTCCAGGCTTTTCCGTGTATGTCCCAGGGCGGAAGCG